TCCCATACGACCTGTAACTGATTCAGCGTGTAAACGAACCCACTCCATAAGAGCTTGTGTTGCTGATGGACCAATTGGGTCACGGAATTTAACTGAGATTGGATTCCATTTGAATCTACCCGCTACATATGTAGAAGTGTTCAAAAATTGTATCTCAACAGGGTTAATATCAATACTTGGTCTTCCTGATGATTCTACGAACCATTCATTAATACCTAAAGTTGTGTCAAACCTAAGTATAAATCGGTTCGCTCTTTTTGGTTCGTAAGGAACCGGCATTTTCATTAATAAATCAGCCATGGTATATTCTTTTTAGTTTTTTTGTTTTAGTTTATTTATCTATAAATACTCGTTGTTTGAAAATTTTTGTATTTACTTTAATTTTTTAAAAATTATCATCGTTTAGTATCTAGTTTTAGTTCCTCCAGCAGTAGAATAAGTCTTTAGAACTGGTTCATCTTCAAAATACTTCTTCATTACTTCTACATTCTTTAAATCATCATCTGAAAAGCCAATACTAGGAATAAAGTTATTTCTTACATCATCTTTAACATATAATTTTTTACCTAATTCTTTCGCCTGTCCTTTTACATATGAAATAAATTCTTTCATTGCTTGGACTTTTAATTCTTCGGGGTTGGCGGCTCCTGCGTCTGTACCAAAACTAACGGGATAATATTTGTTCATATCCATATAGTCTTTTATTAATTCCACATCTGATTTGTCCTCCATATTTGAAAGGTCACGGAATTTTCTAAGATTCTTAATTAATAAATCTTTATTAATACCCATGTGGTCAGAAATAATCAAATTATAAATTGCGTCTTTAAGTGTCTCGGGATTGTGTCCACGTGCGGTGATTATTGAAAAAATTGACCCGTTGTTGATTGCTTCCACAAAATCAGACCAAGCGGGACCTGGTTTACCTTTCATAGCATCAATTTTAAATTGTTTATCACCACCAGTTCTAAAATTACGAAAAGGTTCGTCAGCGTATCCAACTATTATACTACCTTTGTAATCAAATGGTTTTACACCGATTTCACTTCTATATTCCGCAAAATCTTCTGTTGACATACCAACCTCATTATCATTTTCATCTTTAAGGATAATTTTAGTTGGCATCATCATGATATTATCATCCCAATCAAAGGCATAATATTTCATATCAGGCGTACCAACATCATCAAAACCTTCAAGTAATGATGATGTTGGGTTTAGTATTTTTTTTCTAATCATTTAGATATTAAATATTTTCAAATGATGCTCCTGTTGGAGTAATCAAGAATTCAATGTCAATGAATTCCAACGCTTTTGTTGGTTTTAAGTAAATTTTACCTGTCATAGTATTTCTATCTAAATCTTCAGGTGAATTACTTACAGTAACACGGAAATCATATAAACCTCTGTCTCTTCTAATTGCGTCCAAGATAGGGTTAACTGAATCCAAGAAGTCTTGTCTCACTTTAGCATCGTTTTGTTCAAACAATAATCTTACCGCCACCGCTGAAATCAACTTACGAGCTTGTAATAACAATCTTCTTACGTTAATTCTGTTAAGTGCTGTGTCAGCAATTTGTAATGTTTTGTTACCCCAAATTACGGTTCCAACATCAGAGAATGTTGCGATAGGGTTAATTCTACCTTGATACAAAGTATCTCTATCTTCTTGTGTAAGTTTCTTACGAGCTTTAACTGCATTTACCAAACCTCTTGTGTAACCCGCTGTTGCGAACCAAGGGAATGAAATGTTATCAGTTAACGCCAAGTTTCTACAAACTTCATTTGTTGGTGGTATGTAAATCTGTGTGTTGTTTACAGTATCTCTAACCAAAATCCATGGGTAGTAAGTTGCTGTATAGTTAGAGTCAATTCCTGTGTTATCTAAATTGTCAACCGCTTCAGTTGGGTAGATGAAATCAGCAGGATTTGTTACTGGTAGATACATTGCTGTGTCAGGTGTAGTACAAATATAAATTGAATCTGCTCTGTCAAAAGTAACCATTGATATTGCATCTTCAACTAAGTTTGAGTTGTTTACATAATCAATACCCGGTGTTGCAAATACGTTAATGTTAACTGCTTCAGGGTTAGAGAAAGTATTAATACCCAACAAGTATGCGTAGTAGTCAGTATTTGAATAATCTGTAAAGTTACTAATAGCAATTGGTTTGAAAGCTCCCCAACCAGTTGCGTTAGGGTATCTTGTAGTTGGACAAGCTCCCGCTTGGTATCCACTACCACCTAATATAAATCTATCAGTATTTGTTCTACTTTCGTTATAAATGTCCCAACCATCAAATCCACCTTGTAATAGTAATGTGAATTTTCTTGCTTGAATTTGGTAGTATGGGTTTGTTGGACTTTCAGGGTCAGATTGGAATGTAGCAACACCACAATCAAACGCTGGTGTTCCTGAAGTAGTACCATAAGCAATATTTACAACTGTTGCTCCTGAATCCATGTGGAATCCTTTAGTTACAGTATTCCAAGGTAAAGCATCACCCTCAACACATAAATCAAGTGGTTTTTGTTTACCTTTGTATTCAAAGAATAATGGGTCGTATCCAATTTGAGATGAAATACCTAAATAAGTACTTCTTACTTTATCACCACCAGATACCGCTTTGTTATCAAAACCTGTATATGAGAATGGTGGGTTTGTAACAATACCAAATGGTGGGTTATAAATTACTTCACCTGGAAAATTGTATGCCACTTTATAAACTGGGAATGGAGAAGTTGCAGAACCGTATGTTCTAATAACATATCCTTCAAAACCACAAGGTACACTTTCAGGATTTGCTTCAGTGTTCATTTCCAACATTATATACTTAGAATTCAATGCGTATTCGCCATCACTTGTACCAATTTTAACACCAATATAATTATTATTTGTTGGGTCCATTGTACAATTAGTGAATTTTTCTATAACAACAGGATTAGAATCTGTATCAAAGAAATCACGAACCGCGATGTCAAAACTTAAGTTGTTAAATGAAATATTCTGAATTGAAATTTTAATTTGAGTGTTTGCACTATTACCATCAGCGATTGAATAGAACTTAAACAATCTTTCAACTGTAGAACCATTAAGTTCAGACACAACCCATGGTGATTCGGGTGATTGGTATTGTTCTAAGTAGTTAGCAATTGTACCTGTAGTTACAGGGTTTCTTAAACCTGGTAAACTAATCAATGATGAGTTAATACCTCTGATATAACCTTTGTTATAACCATAAGTCAACATTGTTTGGAATTGTTCTTCAACAAACAACGGTGTTTCAACTCTATTCTTACCAAAGTTAGAAATACCAAATACTTTTGTAATGTAGTTTGTGTCATTACTATTCATTGATGTTACAAACGAGAATGGAGCTGGTGTTTCAGCGTTGTCAGTATAACCTGAAATTGCGAATTGTGCAAATGGGTTTTGAGATATTCCCGAATAAGAACCAGAATTATCTAAAATAACGTCAGTTGTTCCAGTGATTTGATATTGTGGACCATGTAAATCTGATGTAAACAACGAAATACCTCTTGAACGGAAAGTTGCAACAACAACATCATTCCAACCTTCATAAGCAGTTCCTGAATATGTATAAGTTTTACCTGTGACAGTACCGGAATAAGAACCTGAACCTAAACTAGTCATTGATGATACTACGTTATAGAAAGAATAACCTGTGTAAGCATCTCCTGTTGTAATATCAAAGTTTGCATAATACCAAGTATCATCACTTGGTGATGTAAAGTCTGCGTCATACACAGAAAGTCCTGATACATTATAAACGTTTGTCTGTGCAGTATATCCTGTTAGTATTGAATCATAATCAGTTGTTCCTACGGTTCCAAAAATGTAAGCCGAAGCTCCTGAAGTAGTTCCTGAGTTATTAATGATTGTTTGAATTTGATTATATAATTGTGCACTAATTGTTGATACACCACCATTATATTGTGTGTAAGTATTTCCTGTTTGAATAATACTTGGGAAAGTTGTTGAGTATGTAATTGCAGTTCCACCAGTGGTACCTGTAAAGTTAACAGTATATGTTGAACCTGTTGATACACTAAGACCCACAGTACTTCCGTCAACATTGGCAATTGTTGTAATTGACCAAGATGGACCCGCATCATAACCAGATAAACCCAATACCCTTGTTACAAACAATTGGTTAGATTGTTGAAGATATGATTTTGCGATGTATGCCAACTCATATTTTGGAATTTGAGTGTTAACGAATTTTTCGGGAATTGTTCCACCGAAATATGATTCAAAATCATCATAATTTGTGATGAAGATTGGTTCGAAAGCCGGACCTGTTAATGTCTCCCCAACAAGACCAAGAGTGGTTACCCCCACACTTTGAGCTACGAAGCTAAGGTCTCTCTCTGATGTATAAACACCAGGAGATACGAATACTTTATTTGATACTGCCATTTTGTTTTAGTTATTCAGTTTTATTTATTTTATAGATAAATATTCACAGAATTAAGAAAAACTTTACTTTATCATATCTATTTATAATATGGGCAGATTATTTTCTGCCTTTATTCTACCTATGGAAAAGAAAATAAAGAATTTGAAGATATCAGTAGAGTCACACGATATTTTAAAGAAATACTGTGATAATCATGGTATTAAGATGTATAGGTTTTTGGAAAATTTGATTAAAGAAAAATGTCAAATTAAAAAAGACATTTATGGTGAATCATGAATGGGGGTTCCCATTTGGATTTGGTTGTGGTGGAACATCATAATTCACACCAAACAATTTGATTGAATAATTGAATGTGGAAGGTAATGTGGCGTTGGGTCTACTTGTTACTTCAAGTCTTAAAGTATCATTAGTATTAACTTGTATTAACGAAACATCACTACCATAATAATCAAAAGTTGATTGTCCTTGTGGTCTTATGTATACATTAAAATTTGTAACATTTATTTTTGTTAATAAATTAAAATCACCTGTATAATCAACCATTAAATCAGTTTGTGTTGAACCACTCGGTACGGAAACACCCAAATTATATTCATCAACATTTTCGGGATATTTTTTTCTTTTTGGTCTTGATGTTTGCGAGGATACTTCAAAAGTATTGAACACACGAGAAACCGCAGGGGCAACTTCAAACTCATCTTCATCCAATAAAAACCCTAACATTGTAAATTCATAGTTTTGGATGTAAAATCTTCTTTTTTGTACTTCAACAACCGACTCATCAGAAATTGCACCCATGATAATTGGAATATAATGACCATTGATTTGTCTGTAGGCTTGTCTTGATGCAAAAGTTTGAATCACATTTTTGTTAAACTCATTTAATTCTCTCATTCTATTACAAACAATTTTAACATTGTAGGTAATATCAACAGGAACTGGTTGTGGAATTTTATAGATATCCAAACCTTTGATGTTTCCATTCCAAGATGGAACTGCTGCGTAAAAATATTCTTTTCTATTTGGAATGTTGTAAATAATGGCGGGATTACTTCCGTATTTAACTTCAGGTTGACGAACAACTGTAATAAACGGTAATGTTGGGTTACCATTCAAATCTTGAATGTCCCAAGTTTCAGTGAATTGAGCCCAGTTTTGTGTGGTAATAATTAAATCAATCATTGGTATTATACTACCAGCAACCGTTGTTTGTAAATCTTCTTTAACAAAATCTAAAAATCCCCTATCTAACTCGGGGTGCATTAATGACTTTGGTAAATAAGTTCCATCATACTTAATATCTTCAAGCAATTGTTCTCTACGAGCCAAAAGAATTTTTTCGGGCTTAAGATTGATTGTCGGAATAATTTCCTTTCGTTTTCTTGGTAATGCCATTATATACCTCTAAATTCGTTTTCACTTACAGGTGTTGCGGTATATGAATAATAAAATCCTTTATACCCACCATAAGTGTGTTTATTGTCATAATCAGGAATACCCGCATCAATAACTGAATAATATCTAACTTCAGATTCTGTTATCCAATATCCTATATAATCACCCAACTCAATATTAACTTGTAAATCGGCAAGTTCTTTTTTATAAACAGCAAATTTCAATAGACCTGGCTCGTTCTGAATAATTTTACTACTACCTAAAAATTGTTCTGCAGCCTCTTCAATTCTAACATATGCGTTAATTGATACTGGTGCTAAAAATTGTATTCCGTCTTGTTGTACTTCACCATAAACATCATCATTAACTGTTTTTGTCCTGTCAACTTTATATAATACAATGGTAAAATTCATATCACCACCAAGCCATTCACGACCCATAGAAATATCCAATGAGAAATCTTCACCGCCAAAGAATTTACCTAATCTTGTAATTGGAACGAGTTGTTGTGCCATACTTGATAAATATACATAAATTGATTATCTTTTGTTAGATTGGAAAATACTGAAAACACATATAATGTCTCTGTGTTAGAAAGAAAGGCTCTTGATTTATTAGAGACGTATCAGGGTGCCAATAATTACATCATACGTTTGAGACAAAAACAAATTGATAATAAAAAGTTTTATCCAACCCGAGCTCAAGCAGAATACATTATAAATTATCACGAAACGGCACCAAAAGTTGCCAAGAAGTGGGTTGAACTTGATTCATACTTTGCACAAAAAATTGCCAATGATAAATTACTTTCATCTGTTCCAACAAAAGTATATGTTGAAAAACTTTTGGTTGAGAAAGATACCGCCTACCATATTTGGGGAAAATACTTTGAATCAGAACAAGTGTATGACTTTTGGATTCCAAAGGTTGCTTTGATAAAAGACAACAAAGTTAAAGATGTGGTAATTGATTATGAAAAGTATTCACATCGTCCACCACTTGAACACCAAAAAGAAGCGATTAAATCTTTGGTTGAAAATAAAAAGTTTATTCTTGCCGATGATATGGGTTTGGGTAAAACAACTTCAACCATTATTGCCGCTTTGGAAACGGGAGCAAAGAAAGTATTGATTATTTG